ATGTTCTTTTATTTTTTCTAATGATTCTTTTTGTGTATATCCTTTTTTTAACCAATAATTTTTTTGATAAGGATTTAACATTGTAGAATATGATTTCTTGGTTCGTTTTTGCTGATTTTGAAGTTGTTTTTCTTTAACCATTTTAATAGATTCATCTTCATTAAATCCCTTCTTAATCCAGAATTCTTTATTCCAACATGATGTTTCTTTTTTACATTGTTCTACTTTTTTTATTGATTCTTCTTGCGTATATCCTTTTTTAATCCAGTAATCTTCATGATATATTGTTATTCTTTTTTCTTCATTTTAAGTTTTTATATTTATATATAAAAACCTGGTAATGGAAAAACTACATTAAATCAGATATATTAACATTTTCTACTTCACCAGTAATTTTATTCCTAATTGTAATTTTTGTATTTTTTCTTACACATTTACCCGTTCCAGGCTTCCCATGAAATAACACTAATCCTTTTTTATCTTTTTTTAATTTTTTTAATAATTGTTTATTAAAATCTACAAATCCATCACCATAATGTAAATCCATATTTTTAACAGTGAAGTTTTTACCTAAACTAAAATCTTTAACATATAATTCTCCATTATCTATAGCAGCCATACCAATAGTAATTCTTTTCTTTTCTATCATAACAGATTTTTCAAAAATATCAACTATTTTTTTAAATGTCATTTCATTATGAAGTTTTGATTTCATATTAGGAACTACAAGACTATTATAATCACTAATTTCAAAATTATTATCTACACCCATATCAATTTTAGGATCATTAAAATAAGAATCAGCACCATCTATACTTAAAGCAAGTACATACCCATCATCAATTAACCATATTTCTCTTTTAGAGATATATTTTTTATCTTTCATTGAATAATACACATCCTTAAATAAAAGTTCTAATTTTGGAAATTCTTTAGTTAATCCATCTCTTATCTTATTAACATTAAAAAAATCTATATCATCATTAATAATTTTTAATGAAGATGGTTTTTCATTAAATCTTTCAAGATATTCCTGATACACATTAAAATCTTCAATATTCTTACTCTTTCCATTAGTCATTAATGTACTTAAAAGTGGAGATTTGTCACCATCAGATGTTATAAATTTAGGTATCATATATTAAATATTTTTATTCTTTATATACTACCAAAATTCTATTGTTTATTTTAAATAAAAAAATCTATCAAATTTGATAGATTTTTATAACTTCTTTTCATTTTCAATAATTTAAAAATGTCATCCACTGTCCTTCTAAATCTTCCCAAAAATCATAATCCCCAGATTTCTCCCAATCAAATGCATTTTGAATATATTCTTCTTTATTATCATTATCAATATAATGTTGAATATAATCATATAAATTATCATATTTGTGAAATTTGAATCTATCACTGGTATTAATATGACCATTAAAATTTTCTATAAATTCGTTATAACAATTATGATCATTTAAAAATTTCACAAAATCTTTATCAGGTATAAGAACATCAGATTTATTAGGATTTTCTTCTTCAAAATCAAAATCTTCATCATTAAATTCAAAATTTTCATATAGTTTTAAGTGTTTCATTACTTTATCCTTTTTTTATAATGGAAATTGTTCTTTATCACCACCAATAGAATTTCTGAATTTTTTAAATTTTTTGAATCCTGCTTTTTTAATTATTCCTTGTGCAACTTTTCTATCTATTTTATGATCCTTTTTATCACCTAATTCAATATAACCATCTACACTTGATTCTCCTGATTCATCTGGTGGTGTATATTTTAAAATCGGTGATAATATATTTGATAACCACTTATATGATACATCTTTTAATTTTACTAAATTTGGATCTTCTTTTGTATCTTCTTCTTTATTTGAATCTTCTTTTGTATCTTCTTCTTTTTTATTTGGGTCTTCTTCTCCTTTATCTGTTTTATTTTTATCCCCTTGTTCTAATTGTTTTTTTTGTTGTTCTAATGTATTATCTAAGTCTTTATTATCATCTTCAAATAAAAAATCTTTAAACGAATAAAATGTTGATTCTCTAATTCCAGCCAATTTATATAAACCTCCTTTTGGACTTAATAATCCTTCTACATAACCCTTTATTTTCTTATCTGCAGTTTTAATATCTTTTTCGCTCATTATTTTAACTAAATTTTTATCAGCATTTTTAAAAATTTCTTCAAAATATGTATTACTTACTTTTTGAGTAGCTTGAACTCCTTTTAATGCAGAATACACACCATACAATTCATCACTAACTAATTCCTGTAAATTTTCAATACTTTTTGCACCCGTCATTTTATCTTTTAATGCTTTACCAGTATTTTGAATATAGGTTTTAAGACTCTTAATAATTTTTTTAGAGTCCCCACTTTTACTTATATCTTTCATCATATCAGTTAATGGCTCCATTGCCCAATCTTTTATACTTCTACCAGCCATACCTATAATATTTTTAAATAATCCTTCATTTACAAATTCATCAAACTTTAATTGTTCCATAATTCTTATATTTTTTTATTTCCATTTAACTTTTTTTTCTTTTAATTTATTATCTAAATAATTTACCATATAAATAAATCCATTTATTGGAAATTTTATATGTTTTTGAGTTTCTGGATTCTGTCGTCCTCTATAGAAATAATAAAATCTACTCATTAAATTACTTTGAATTACACATGTAGGTCCAGTCTTACATCTAATAATCATCTTATCTATTACAAATCCTTTATCATCTTTATAATAATCTAATATTTTTACAAATAATTTTCCTTCTTTTACCGTACCCACTCTACCATCATTAAGAATATTTATAATTGATTTTTCGTAAAATTCTCTAATATATGTTTTTAAAATTAAATAAACCTTAGAATTTTCTACTACTTTATATTTAATAAAATTGCCATTTATATTATGATAAAATTCATAATATTTATCATAAAATTTTAATAAAAAATTATCTGTTATTATAGTATAGTGATATTTTTCTTTCTTTGAACTTGACGAATTTTTACCACTAACATTAAATTCCCACAATTCATTAGATATTTTTTGTTTCCTAATTTTCTTTTCTTTTAGAATATTATCAAATGCTGAATCCACTTTAAGATCAGATTTCATCATACCAATTAAATTATCTATATAATCATCTTTTAAAATATATTCATATTTATCTTCAAATGTAAAACAATCATGATCAGGATTCCACTTTACAATTTTGTGAAAAACTAAATTTTTAGTCCTATCAGTCATTATAGCTTCACCTGTACTAATATTTACAACATATTCTATTGGTTTATCTTCCATTGATTTTAAAAGTTTTTCAAATATTTTTTATTCCAACTAGTTCTTATATCTGGAAACATTTCACGAATTTCATCTATTCTATCTTCTATTTCCCATATATCATCATTAGCACCACCATCCATTGATTGTAATATTAATCTATCATATTCTCTTTGAATTTTATCTGATATTCCTTTAAAGTCTTCATACAATTTTATACGTTTCATATAAATATATTATTTTTTATTCAAATAATTAAGAATTTCTGTTCTTATTTTTCCGATATTTTCTAATTTTATTTCCGTTGATCTATTTTGTATCTTTCTAAAAATTTTAGATTTTTTATAAAATACCACCCATGTATTTTTCTTCTTTTCGAAAATAATTTTAAGTAAAGCATCTTCTTTATTACCATCACCAATAGGACCAAATCCAAATATAGTCAATTCTATTTTGGTATTTTTATTTAAAAAATCCAAAATAAAATGTGTAATCCTATAATCAAATACATATTTCATTATAAATGGATTTATTATATCTTTTATTGATTTATTTATTTCTTTTTTAATATCCTTATCAGATTTATAAACACCAGTCCATGATTCATCAATAAATTCACTAATATCATCAATATTATCAATATTATCAATTTCATCATCATCAAAAATGTCTAACGCAAAATCCATATCTGAATCTTTTTTCTGTTTTACTTTTACTTTTTTTATCCCATTTTCAGATTTTCTCTTCTTTCTACATAAATTTTTAATAATTTTTACTATTTTATGAGAATAATAAGGAATATCAACTACAATTTCATCAATTTTATTATCATTACCCCATTCTTCATCTTCGTTGTCTTCGAATTTATTTACTCTTATTTTAATATCTTTAGTAATAGAATTATTATCAACACTTATCTTAATTCTTATTCCTTTCTTGTAATAAGTAATAGTTTGTTTCGTTGTAGTTTTAAACATTAATCCACCGTCATCTTCACTATTACAATTATAATCCACCACATTCCCAGATAATAATTCAACTAAATCATTATAAACTTTATCAACCATCCTTCTATCATCACCCTTTATGAAAGGGTTTTTATATTCATTTAATTCAAAATTTTCATATGTTTCAATCTTTTTCTCAAAAATTGGAAACTTATCTGGTTCTACTATTTCTATTTTATTCATTTCAAATCTATTAACATCATTATTGGTGATTAAGTAATTGATTAATTTTATGTTATTTGTATTAATTCTTTCAACTATAATACTTAATAAATCATCATCTGTATTTTTAACTAAATCATTTAATACCTTTTGAACATCATTAGCATATTCTATATTACCTTTTAAATCATCATAAAAATGAACTTCAGGATACCAATCTTGTCTTAATGATACAAACTTACTATCCTTGATTTTAAATCCAATTAGATGTTCTAATAAAATATGAACTTTTTTTAAACTAGAATCTTCATCATAATATACTTTAAACTTATCACCAACAAAATATATCTTATCAAGTGATATACCCATATCCTTTAATTTTAATCTTAAATCATTTATAACATCAGAATGAGTCACTTTATTTGATCTGGCTGTTAATAAACCTATTGCAACGTCTTTCTTGCCCCTTAGATGTTCTATATTATCTAACAAATAATCTACCTTAGACTTGTTTAAAATACTTTTATCATAGAAATTGTTAAATGAAATACCGAATCTATTTATATTTTGAGATTTTGTTTTCTTTTGTATCTTATTAAACAATTCCTTACTTATATAAAATTTCTGACCATTATAATCTAATGGTAATTCATCCCTTTGATACATACCATTTCTAATTAATGAAAAATCTAAACTTGGAATTTTCATTACAGGTTTATATGGTCTTTCCTTATCTATTATCCATATATCTGAATGAATATTCCAAAGAGTTCCATCCAAATCAAAAAATGCTATTTTTTTATTCATTTAATTTTCTTATTTTATTAAAAATTTTTAATCACTATAATCAAAATATTCCCAAGCATATATTTCAACCTTATTTTTTATACAATCCATAAGAAGATGTGACATTTCACCTTTAAATTCTTCTTCTGTTATTTCATTTGATTTGAAATTAGACATTGATTTTTCTATTTCAATATTTCTATCTTTTAAATAATTGAGTATGTAATCTGCAGATTTCATTATTCCATTATCTACATTTTCATTAAACCTTTTTAATTTCATATCATTTTTTTTATTTTATAAAAAATCTATATCTATTTTTCTATGATCACAAATTCGTGCAGTATCCATTGACACATGAATTCCACGTATAATAGCCGCCTTTGCATTTTCTAAAGTTTTACCTTTGAAATAATTTGGAAAACTTACTTCCAATTTAATAACTTCTTTATCTGTTTCTTCAAATTCTTCATCATCAAAATCAAAATTTTCAAATCTTTTCATAATTCATCTTTTTGTTTTTCTAAATATTGTTTTTCAACTATATCTTCTAACCATTTAAAATATTCACAATCAACACTTTTTATACAAACACTATTAAGGTAATGTTTATTATTTAGTAATTTACCAGTTTCTTTCGTGTATATTTTACTTGCTTTCATATTTATAGTTTTATTTTTTAAAGTCTATCTAAGGGTCGTACAACCATCAGATCTATATTAAAATCTACATTAGTTCTACCCCAATTTACATTTCCTTCCTCATATTCTTCATTTGCTAAATCCTGTGCTTCTTCTTCATTTTTAGCTTCTACTTCTACATTTCCATAATTAGTTTCATGTACATAAAACCTATATGTTTTAATATCGGTTTCTTCCTCATCCCAATTCTTTTCATCAAAGGGGTCTAACTTTTCAAATAATTTCAAATATTTCATATCTTTAGTATCTTTCTTCTATCCATTGTATTAATTCATTAACCAACTCTTGTTCACCATTCAAACGAAGAAATACAGTAATTTTACTAACACCATTAGTTTTGTTCATAACATATGTTACACCCATTTTATCAGCCTTTCTACTTAAATCGTTTTCAAAATCTTCAAAACTATTCTTATCAACATCATATTGATAATTTTTAGAAATACTTTCATTAAGAAAATCTTCATTCAAATAATCTTTAAATCTTTTCATAATTTATCTATTTTTTTATATATCCTATATATTAAAAAAAAATCCCCTGTTTTAAAAAACAGGGGATTTAAAATGATATATATTTTTATTAATTTACAATTTAGGCATATTAAAACTTGGCATTTTAAAATTACTAGCCATATTACTCATTTTACTATAATCTGGTGTTGATTGAGATTTTTCACCATCTTCTCTAGCTTTCTTTTCGTCTTCATTTCTGTCATTTAAAAGTCTAATATAATCTTCAAATTCATAATAAGGCCATGTATCAATAGTAGTAGTCTGTTGACTGCCTTGAATCATAAACTCAAGTTTATTTTTTCTTAACCCCTCCAAGTGGACTTGAAATAACGAAAATATTTGAGGCTCCACCGGGAAAGGACATATCACTGTGGACCTCCCCGCCACATATTGGACACTTGTCTTCCAACCCTGAAACACCAAATTTCATCTTATCGACTGCATAATTTAATGTCTGAAATGTTTCCATATCTAATTCCTTATAAGCTTTTTCCTTAGCTTTTATACCTTCTTCACTTATTTTATTTTTATCCCATAATGTAAATGGAATAATTTTTAAAAATGATACATTAGGAGTTATATTATTAATTTGTACCTTTGTCTTTAAATCACCAAAGAAAATCTCTTGTAACCCTATCGTTGGTGGTGCCAATTTCCATAATTCACCATTAATATCTAAATCAATAGTCTTAGTTTGTGGATTAAAAAATTCCTCTATTTCTTTATCCATATCAAAATGTCTAAATGTTCTTTTTTGATATTCACTATTTGTTGCCCTAAATTCAATTTTAAATTCATGACTACAATATTCACAAGACATTTCTTTTGCTAAATTATTACCTTTTTGAAATGTTAATTCACGAATCATAAATATAAGTGATAACCTATCATTATCTTTTATCTCTTTATATGTTCCTTGCATACCATTGGGGTGTGTAAATCTCACACACCTTGATAATATTAAATTCATTTTTTCTGTAACATCTACGATATTAGCATTATCCACTACAGAATATTCCTGAACATCAGCAACTGACGCTGCTTTAATACTTATTTTTGATCCAGGTTTGTAAAACATTCCAGCTGGAAGCGAATTAGGATCAATAGCAAAAAATTCTCTACCATATACCATATTTTCTTTCTGTGTTTCCATATTAACAGATTCTCTATCAATATCTGATCTACCCATACCTTTTGTTTCATCTTGTATAAACTGATTTAAAACATCATCAGTTTTTTTACCTTCTTCGTTTGGCATAATATATTTCTTTTTTCTTTTATATATTCATTACAATAGGGCCAAAACCAAATATTGAATTTAATATATAGCAGATATGGAATATTTGAAATTTTTTGAAGATTTTAATAACGGTATAGAAATCATTGTTCTTAAAGATAATGATAAATTATTATTAGAAGGTAAATATTTTCAGTATAAAAAAGATGATAAAATATTTTTACCTATATCACAAGAATATAGAAACAAATTTATTATATTAGAAAATAAATTAAATTTCTATTTAGATAATACAATAAATCCATTTGTTGGTGTAAATAAATTTCAAAATCAAATGCGAAAAATGGCATTTAGTATTAACCTAACTGAACATTATGTTGAAAAATTTGAAAGAATATATTTTGAAGATCCACAAGGTAGTAGAGGTTTTGTTATACCAGAATTATATGAAGGTATAGATTTCATATACAATAATATAGATATAATAACAAAGAATATAGCATCTGGTGTTATTCATAATTTTAATTATAAACAGAATGAAATACTAATAAAAACTAAAGATAATTCTAAATTTTTTGTAGTAATGGCTATTGAAATGAGAAGAAAAAACATATTTGATATCTATCTTATAACACAAGGAAAAGGAAATATAAAAATGAATAAAAAGGAAGATCAAAATCTAATGTTTTTACATCCTAATACTAAAAGTATACACCCACCTTTAAAAATAAAAAAATAACTAATCCCCTTAAAATTCAAAACCCCCCATATAAATGAATATATGAGGAGCTTTAGTCCAATATCTAACGTTCCTTGGTCACGTAGGGAGAAGGTTTGTCCCAAATTAACCTACCGATTACCATTCCTGTATTCCACTAAGTGATCATATAGTCACCAAATTTCTTTTTCAATCGGATTTTCAAGAATATATATTAAATCTACTATATCCCTTTTGTTTTACAAATATACGGCGATTTTTAATACACCCGACATAATTTGTGTTTTATTTTCAATTTTACTTTTCTCTATATTGTAGAAAAATTATTCTCGTATAACTCACTGACGCTATGTAGAAGCAATCATAGATTCCTACCTGATTACCATTTTTGTATTCCGCTAAATGTAAGACTTATAGTATTACACCCCACTTCTTCTTCTATCAGGGTTAAAGGTATATATTAAATTTAATATCCCCCTTTTGTTCCACAAAGATACGGCGATTTTTCCAATCCACCAAACCTTTTTTACTTTTTTTTATTTATTTTTAAGAACGTTTTTCCTTATTTTGTTATACAAATATACGGCGATTTTTAATACACCCGACATAATTAATAAATTTTTTCATCCCAATCTATATCCTTACTTTCATTAATATATTCTTCTGGATTTAAATCAAAACTTTCAACATCATCACCAACAACTATAACATTATACTTGTCCTTTAACTCACTAAACTTATATTTTTTTATATTCACTCTCTGCGGTATGCCATAAAAATTATCAGCAATAATAACTTTTTTATCTCCCCTTATTTCCGTTAAATCATTATGATTAATATTACTAATGAAAAATATTGGTATATTTATAGTATCATTCAATAATCTAAAACTTTTCTTATTTATAATATAACCAACATATAAATTATCACTGTTATTAAAAACTAATACAGTAAAATTTTTGTAGATATTAATTCAACACTATCTCCAAATTTAATTTTTTTTCCATCTGATTTTTTATCTTCATCAAATTCTTCAAAATCAAAATCTTCTTCGTCAAAATCAAAATCTTCATATATCCTTAAAAATTTCATATCACTATATATAAAATTTTCATATTTGAAAAATAATTACATTCGATAAAACATAGCATAACAAAGGGTTTTTTATAAATATATAAAAAACCCTGATTTCCTTTCGGTAATCTTATTTTATTGTTAATCTATTGATTATTAATCAATTTTAATAATAAAAATCTTCCCAGTAATCTGCAATAAATTTTACAGTTAGAGGATTCATCAATTCACCAACGGATGACCAATCAAGAGATTCAAATCCAGTAAATCCTATACATACTGCGTTATGATATATAACTCTTCTGATAATAATACCATCTTTATCATGTACATTAACAGTAATTTTACCTATTGTTGCTTTTTTATAGTTTAATTCACCTGTTTCATTATTCCATGATAGATCGTACCAATCTTTAAGTTTTCTAAAAACAAAAATTTGATGTTGTTCATCTTTAAGTAAATTAAATGTGATTGATATATCCTTTTTAGATGTTGTATCTGGCATCATAGCATACAATCTTGTTGAATACTTGAATCTTTGTTCAGCTACTCCTAGTTCTGGATAAGTTGGTAAATCAACTGTTAAAGCATTTTCCATTAACAGTCCATCGATGCCAGGTGTCATAATTGATATTGGCAGTTCAAAATTTATCTCAAATAAATTCTTGTGAACTGGTTCCCAGTTTTTATTACTGGAATCTATGTTATTAAAGTGTGCTAGTGGCATATCTTATTATATTTTTTTTTGTTCTATAATTATATAGTAATATTATTAAGTTTCATTTTTAAAAGAATAGAGGTTTTACCCTCTATTCTTTGGTATTCTTATTGTGCTGCAAATCCTGATGATTCAAGAGCACCTTTATTAAGTATAGTAATTTGATTAATGATAATACCCATACCTTTAATAATTTCTACATAAGTATCAAGGACACCCATTTGTAAGTTAATTATATAATCAGTATTATTTGTTTTATCACAAACATTTCTATAGTTGTATAATCCATCTGCTTCTTTAAATTCTTTACAGATTTGGTCTGCTCTAAATTTAATTTCTGCTCTTATCTCTGGTGTATTAAATCTCCAGTGATAATTAAGTAACATATCATATAATCTATTTTCAAGTTCAATTAGAACTTCTCTTGAGTGTATTAAACTTAGAGATGAGTATGGATATGATTGAGCTGTATTATCACTATTCAATATATAACCATAATTTTGAATATAATCAATTGGATTAGAACCCATTTCATGAAGTGGTTTAAGATCATCATTAGTAAATCTAATTTCTGTTTCTTTAACATTAGACAATCTACCTTTAACTACACCACCAAGAATGGTCCAAGGTCTTAAACTTGCATTAATTGTAGTAAATTTACCCATATAAGTTTTTGCCATTTCAGCAGCTGGTGGTATAAATTTTTGTCCTTCTTCATCTGTTTTGATGTATGGGAACCAGTATGATACACATGATTGACCAACACCTTCACCGAATGAATAGTAGAAATCTGGATTTTTACTTGAATCAGCTCCTTCTTTAACAAATTCCATATTAACTGAATAATCTGAATTTATAAAACTTGGATTAGATGATTTTTTGAATTCCCTTGCACTTGGCATACTAATAAAACCTAGTGAATTTAGTTTAGTTCCGCAAAGGTCAACAAATTGTTGTTTTGAATTTGCAATTAAACCTAGACCGAATGGATCTACTAAGTATCTCCATGTAATTCTATTTTTATTTGACAATCCTTTAAACAATCTTGTTCCATCTTCAATAACATCTAGAATACTTGATTGTCTTGCTTCTGTTCCATTAGGAATAGAGTCTGCATGAACTATAAATGGATCGATTGATACACCTCTATATTCAGTAACATAAGTATCTATTGTACTATAAGATGTTGTAAAATATTCTGTTGATGTTGTTCCAGTTATTTGATCTGATACTTTAATAGGTCCGTCAGTTGTTAAAATTTTCAACGTTGTATCTACTGTATCATTTGTTACACCTACAACTCTTACAAATTTCTTAGGAATTGCACCTGCTATATAACCTGCACCTGGTGTATCATAATAAGATGTATCATAATAAGCTTCAAGAAATGAACCTTTAGTTATTTCTGAATATCTTGTTTTATTCACATACACTTCAGTTGTATTAGTTAAATCTGTTCCACTAATTGCATCAATTTCAACAGTTTGTTTCCAATTTGCTTTATCTGAATAAATTATAAATTGACTATTATAACTTGTATCAAAACCAGTAAATTCTTTATAAGCTGTTCCAGCTGGCATTTCAAAACTAAATATCATATTATCACTTCCATCAAGATACATTTTCAACCATATTTCCTGTGTTGAACCACTATCATTATTTGTCCATATATAATCTCCATTATTTATATTACCATTTAGATAAGATAGATATAATGATGAATATTTAGCAACAACACCTTCAGTTGTCAATGGTGCGTTTGTAGTTATTATTGATGTTACATTACCATCAGCAACTACAAATTCATCATCTATATAATAGAATAAAAATTTATAACCATCCTCAACATAATTATAAGGATCTTCTGTATCATCAAAATATACACGTATATATGCATCTGATGAACGAGTTGCATCATTGGTTTCAATCACATCAGTAGCAAATTTATATCCATCAGTTTGTTTTATTATAACACCTTTACCTAATGATAAATTAGTTGATAATTCACTATAAATTTTCAAACTTCTTAATTTGGTATAATTTGTCCAATCACTACTTGAACCATTTGTACCGTCAAATGTTATATCAAGATAAGATATACCAGCGTCTGTTCCACCACTTGTAGATATATATGTAGAATTTAAAGGCATATATCCATTACTATCAACGGTTACACCTGAATAACTTTGAGTCCAAACACCATTTGTATATTTTGTATATGTCCAACCAAGTGTTAATGTACTTTCATTATTTAAAATATAATTTGGTAATGTTGGACTTGTTCCAATTGATTGTGTTCCTGTAACTGTGTTTATTACTGTGGTATCACTTGTTAAATAAAGAACATCATATCTACTATAAGTTGATGCACTATTATTAATAGTAAATGGATTTAAGTAAGATGTAAGAGTTGTGCCTGTTACATCATATCTATAACCACCTAAATTATAATAAGCACTTGGCGTAACGAAATCATAAGCTATTTTATAAACTGCAATATCTGTTGTTGTTCCAGAAACAATATTAGTAACAGATGCACCACCAACTGTTGTTGATATTGTTATATCAGTTGAACCATCATTACTTTTAATATAATAAGCTGTTGTTTTATCAACTATACTAAAGTTTTTATTAAAATAAATCACATCATCAACTGATAAATCAGTTGAATCTGATAATGTAATATAAGTACCATCAGATGATGTAACACTTTGATAAGTACTAGCACTACTACTATAATTAATTCCATTAGTATACCAATTAGTATAATCAGCATTTCTAGTTGTAACCCAATCGGTAGTCATACCAGTTCCATAATTACCAAAAACATTACCTACAGAATTTAATTCCTTTGCATCGAATGTTACTGTTTCATTTATTGTTGTATTATAAGATAAAAAGTCAATTGTAGTTTTTACTGGAGCTAATCCAACTAAAGTTTGTCCCAATAGATCAATTTTACCTTTATAATAATCTGAACTTAGTAATTCGCTTTCATTATATGTACAGAATAAACCTGTTTTATCTGTATCATTATTAACTATATTTTTGATGTACATATCTCTACCATCAAAATCTTTAAAGTTAGGAATTAACGATGCATCATAAAATGCTAAAGTAGTTACTAATCTATTATTAGCAAATTCTTCAAGTTTTCCTTTAAGTAATCCGCTTGTATTAAAGAATGAACCCCATGTTGCATCTGCACTTAGGTCATCATAATTTGTCCAGTCACCATTAATTACTAATACACTTACCATATAATCAGAAATCCAATCTTTTGAATTCATAAACATTGGTACTTTATCTCTTCCACCATACCAACTTTCAGCAGTAACGTCAAATCCAGTAGCACTTGATTTTAACATAAATACTGTAATTGTTTTATCAGACATATTAGTTATGTGGAATAATCTATCATCATCTTCTGCCCCACTATCTTTATCAAGATAAGTACTTTCTACAACGATATCATTAAATGATTCGTCATCTCTTTCCCAGAAATCTTGTCTGTTAAAGAATCTTTCATATGGAGATGAAATTAAAGGACCATTATCATATTGTGAAGCAACTGATATTGATTTCCATTTTAATTTATCCCTTGTTGGACTTGTACTTAACAAGTTAAGTGCCCAAACTGGTCCCTGAGATAACATTGTTTCAACTGTTCTATGAAAATAAGAACCCTTATTTTCAAGATACTTATCTACAGTACCAAAAATTCCCTCAAATTCTTGAGAGTTATTAACTAGTATTGGTTTATTGAAAGGTCCTTTCTTTGAAAAACCAGGTACTAAGTTAATCAAAACTTCCTGAATTGGTAATTGTATGATTGAATCATTAACCTCTACAATTTTAATCCCAGGAACTTTGTATTTTCCTAAATTTCTATCACTTATTGGCATATCATTTATTATTTTTTTTCAATTTAATGATTGATAAAGTTATATATTAAAATTTTTATCTTATTTTTTTCTAAAAACTCACTGATAAATTAGTAAAAATCCAATTTTTCAGTTTTTATATATAGGATCACCATGAAATGCCCTTTTTGTAAAAAGAAAATAGATAGATATGATGGACATCATATATATAGGTGTAATAAAAACGATTTAAATGATAAGCATGAAACCAAGTTTAAGTACATATCATATAATTTCAAAATAATTAGTAATAAGAACACCTTATATAATGATTATGTTATTAACCATAAAAGTCTCCCTGATTTAAGGGATGAGTATAATATAAGTTATAGGAATATAATATTTTTATTAGACTATTATAAGATAATAAAAAGAACAAAGAAAAGTAG